TCCCGCGTCGTCCCATCCGGGACGCCCTTGATGACTGTACCATCCGGAAGAGTGACGTCCATGCTCATTGCAGGTCATCCCAATGTACGGTTTTGGCTTGCGAAGTACCCGAATCAGACTTCTTGCCTGTATCTCGAATGCGACCTTCCGTTTCCTCGGCCTGCTCGCGGAAGGATTGAACACGGTTAGCCATTTCCTTCTTCAGGATGTCCACATTGGATCGGTATTGTTCCGGTGTCATGGAGGTATCCAGAAGCTCGTGCGCACGTTGCCGTGCCGAATCCGTCGCCGCCGCACCTCCCGTGGATCCCGTCATGACCTTGGCATATTCCTCCACAAAGGAATTGTTGGCCGCATCGAAATTGGCTGCTTCCACCGATCCAGTACCACGACGACCTGCCTGAAGCCATTTGTTGAAGACCGGAACCCCCGTGCGATCCATCTTCTCAGAGGCAGCAAGCGCCAAATCGGCATTCTTGAGTGCGGTCTTCTCAAAATTCTCGCCGGCCGTCTGTTGTTTGCGGAGCTGAAGCAAAGCCGATGCATCCGCTTTATTGGCGATTTGTTGAACGCGCTGTTCGGTTGGATCTTTTCCGGACGCCATCTTGGCGGCGCGGTTAAGAATCTCAGTACGAAGATTCATCCCGGCTTTACCCATCCCCATCGGAGGAAGGGTCCCGTCCAGGTTATAACGCGCCGCAGCATTATTGATGGCGTCATCCGAAAGATCTTGGCCGCCACCCGCCTGATCCTTGCTAGCCTCTCGACGCTCCCTAGCTCCTTCAATGCCAACGCGCTGCTCTTCTAGACCAAGACGTGCTTCACCTAGCTTTAGTTGTGCGCTCTGATAGGCCTCCTTCTCGGCACGGTCTTCCTTCTTACCAGCAAGGTTCTGTGCATCCTTATAAGACAGGCTATTCGCCCGGACCCGTACCGGATCGAAGTTCTGCGGCACTTGCGACTTCATGGTGTCCGAAACATAGCCGCCCGCAAAAAGGCTATCCAGGCCCTCGGAGTAGATTTTCTGGGCGATATCTCGCGCCTGTTGGGGGCTTTTACCGGATGCCAAGGCTTCGTCATAGGCATTCAAAGCCGGATCGCGCACGATCGTTTGGATGTTCTTTTGAGCCTGCAGACCGGCTTCTGCCTGGTCTTTGCTGGTGATCGCCATCTTTTCATCGATCGCCGCTTTTTGTGCGGTCATGCTCTGTGCTGCCTGAGGCGAAACACGGGCGATTTTGAGCATGGCCTGAGCATTAGGCATGCCATCAGGTCCAAGATTGGACGGATCGCTGTAGATCGCGGCGAGTGAGTTCTGGACGGCACGCTGCTGCTGCATCTGCTGCGCTTGCTGACGCATCTGCATCATCTGCGCAATAGAGTTCAGAGTAATCGGTTGCGGCGGTCCCTGAACCCCTGAAAGCACAATGGACGGATCGATGGGCATCGCTAGACCCCCGTGATGCCGGATGGTGCAAAGCTTTGGGTGTAATCGGGCGTATAGGCGCTACTGGGGATGTTTGGCATCCCTCCGCCACCACCACCACCGCCAAAGCCACCCTGCATCTGATACATCAAACCGAGATTGCCAAGGCTACCCAGTGTGTTGCCCATGGTATTGCCAGCGGCCACTTGGCCAGCGGCCCGAGCATTGCCCGCGCCAGTGATGTTATTGCCGATGGCATTGGCGGTATTGGCACCGATTCCAGCCACTTGACCTGCCGCATTCGCCCCCGTATTCGAGATGCCCGAATACATGTTGTAGACTTGGTTCTGCCAGTTCGTATAGGCATTCAGGGCGTTGTAGTAGTCCTGATTGGCAAGGCCTTGACCATAGCTCATCAGAGCTTTCATGGTATTGCCGGAATTGACACCACCGGTGGCGGCTGCCGAATTCTGGATAGCATTGATGCCTTGGCCAAGCTGCCATTGATACCCAGGCGATTGCTGGAATTGCTGCGCTCCGAATTGCTGGGTCAGCGTCGGCATCATGCCCTGAAGGGTACTTAATGCCGATCCGCCCGCATTGGTCCATGGCGATAGACGCTGGACGTTCTGGTTGTACATGTCCAGTTGGGCTTGAGTGGCCGCATTGGCCGCATTGGCCTGCGTTTGAGCGGCGTCTTGAGCGCCTTGGCCGGACATCACCCCGCCAACAATGGAACCGACTGCTGCTGCTGCAAATCCCCAAGGCGTGACACGTCTCCTATTCCCGACCCCTATAGGCACGCTGGCCTATAGGCGAAGATTCATTGAACGTGAATCCATCTTTTACCCGATAATATTCGAGATATTTGAGATTGATTCACACCAAATCTATATGCAATTTCACTTTGTGAAAATCCATTCTTAAAAATCTCCTTAATTTCCTTTACCTTTTCAATACAAAGCTTCTTCCCAGACCTGTCTTTATGCATTTTGTCTATGATGTTTTCATAATTGGTACCCAAGAAAAGATGCTTTATTTCGCAACAGCAAGGATTGTCACATGCATGAAGAACATGGGATCCCTTAGGAATTGGACCATTCTGATATTCCCAAACAACACGATGGACCATTTCCATTTTCTGGTTCCACCGAATGGTTCCATAACCTTTCTTATTGCAAAAACCAAACCATTCAAGGCAACCTGTCAATAAATTACGACGGCTTTTAAGCTGAATAGCATTCATGGTGTCCTCAGGAGAATGCTTACTCATGAGCTTACTTCCCTCCGAAGTTTGATCATTTCAAGTGCCTCTTTTGCGCATTCTTCCCTTGTCAAAATCTTGTGTTCTTTGGTCCCCGCGCCAGGGTGAAATTGCATGGATCGAACGGACGCGAAATACATGTCAAAGGTGATCAGTTCCTCGGGACGGATAGAGTCACTAGAATTTGACACGATGAGCACCTTTTATGCACACGATGAGCGACATTCTGTCCTCTTTCGACGAATTTGTCACCCAGTGTTCGCGGGAGTTATCGAAGGTATAAACCTGACCCGGAAGGGCGGAAAGGCTATGCCCGTGAAAGCAGAAGGCTTGTTCAGGATTTCCCATCAACTGAATGCAGAATTTGTCGTAGTAGCGGGCGTGCCAGCCTTGGTCGATATGGGGATCAACCCGTCCTCCGGCCGGTATGCGGGTGATGAGGACACCCCCTAATCGTTCGCCGCGTACCTCGCCCATTAGGTCCATGACCAACTCCACGACTGCCGGGATCATTTCAGCTCCCGGATACCACACAGAGTCATGTTCGTCGGCGAAAAACGACCGATCTCCGGTGTACTTCGAGAAGTCGTTATAGCGGACCCAAATATCGTCGATGGTCCGATGGGGCGTTCCGTAACCGTGGGTACGATGGGTGTGCTGATTCCATAGCTCAGGGTGAGCGGCCAATTGCGCCAAAGCATGCTCCACGTGGAACGTGGCTTTGAGCATACGGATAGGAGGATGTTCAGCCATCACCGATGGATGCTCCGACTAGGCAGGTTTGTATCATCATCTCGCTCGAAATCTCGAAAATACGGTCCAGGCCACGATTCCGGCGAGTGGATCCGATACGTCTCCACATGACCCGATAGGCCGTTTCGCCGGTAGCGCCGGAAGATGACTGCATTTCATTCGACCAGCTATGACCGCCATCGTCCGACCATTTCAGGATGACCGGGCTGGAAGTTGGCGAGGCCACCACAAGTAGTGCTTGGGTCGCTAGGGAGGAAAATCCTAGCCAAGTACCCGGGTTGAGGGTTACGCCACCGGTGTTGTATCCGGTGATGCCATAGCGATGGATCGGTACCGGCGAGTAAGGAGCGTTGTAGTACACGCCGCCGCCTTGCACGCTGTCCGATGACATGTATGCGCCGAAGGTTACTGCCGATGACTTGGTGATGAATTGCTTAAGCTGTGCGCCATTGAAGCCGTATTGAGGCTCTACCTCGACAAAGGCACCAAACGCATTCGTAGTTGCCGAGCCCGTGTAATTCAGGCTGATAAAGCCCGCATTGTCTACGGTAATCTGCAGAGGGAACGTATTGGAACCATAGGTTCCGGTGAAACTTTGAGAGCTGTTGTAGCCCATCGCATACCGATAGACATTAGAACCTAGCGTGATAACCACATTGCATGTACCTAGGGCAAAGGGATCGGCTTGATTAGTGATCTTGGTAGCCGTTCCTACCACCACTCCGGTTTGCATATCTACCTTGAGTGATTGCAGGCGTACAGGTTCCTGCATGGGCTTCTTCAATGCCCTCCACCTCCGCATCCACCGCTTAGGATTCGACGGCGGTGTCGTCGCCAGATCGTTCGTGGGATACGTAAGATCAAGCACAGAAAGGCGCTGATTCGTCGAAGAACCGACCACATGCTGTTTGTTGAAGAAGGCATAACAAGAAGGGTCCCATCGGTTGTAGGACCCATTGATGAATTCGCCTCGCTCATGCCATAGGCCGATAGTCATGTCGTAGACCCAGGTGGCATTGCCGGAGGGGAAGGTCAGGACATAGAACACATGTCCGGCTTGCGTGTAGCAGAAACCAATGGCGTCGGCGATACCGATGGAACTCATCGCTAGATAGCTTTGAATCTGATACTCAATGGCATGCGTCGAAATGCGTTGTTCCGAATAGCCATTATTGACGTAAGCCTGAAGCGATCCCTCATCCGACTGACCCAACCAGAAGATATGGTCCTCACTAGTCGCTACCGAGAAGGGCGCGACGCACCCTACATTCACATACGCCCCTTCCATGCGCTGAAAAGCGAAGCCATTGAGACCCGCATTATTCCAAATCTCTATGGCGTTTTCTTTCAGTACCCAAAGCTGACGAAATAGCGTAAAGATTGCCTGAATATTGGTTGCATTCGAATCAGCACTGGAAAAATTGAGTGGATCCCAGGTCGTCAAATCATTGAGATTCGACTGATAGAACTGGTTCGTGCCAGCGATGCCTACTATGCCGAAACCATCCTGTTCGCAGGCGATCAACGGAAAGTTAGGAATGGTCGTGATCTGTGCCCAAGTACTCCCGCTCCATGACCATCCCTGGAAGCCATCGAACACGGCATACTGTCTTCCATTATCGATGATCGAGACAGGTCCCGATGCAGTATTCAAGTGACCAAGGGGTGTTACAACACCATTGATGTCGATTTGGACGACTTGATTGCCGAAAACCGCGACAAGTTTGTTATTGGCAGTTTTATGGATGCCACGCATAGGGCCAGACACTGCGCCGGAACCGCTATTGGTGAGTACCTGTAGAAGCTTCTGGCCTGGCGTGGAGTAGAAACCGCCTACCTGCTTACCCTGTTTCGTCTCGACGACTTCAGGGTACAGGTTCATGCATCGATCATCAGCTAGATTCGATGAGAACGATTGGTAGGTACCGCCGAGAAAAGGCGTTTCCATGCTTAGCGTCCCGCAGTGGAATCGCGATAGATGTTGTAGGTAGGCGTCGCTCGGCTAACGATTTCTGGATCGTAATTAGCGATGTTCTCACGAATGTTGGTGCGCTTGATGTTGCCAAGCGTCTTAGAGGCCAGCTCGCGCACATCCGGATCAAGCTGCGCATCGCGGAAGAACGGCTTCATCCACACCGCAAGGTTGCTGAAGATCGCAGCCTCATAGCCAGGCGGAAGATTGAGCGTCGCCGTCAAATTAGCGAAGTCGGTGAGCTGTAGGTAGGCATCGAAGTACAGCGTATTGCCCTGATTGGGGGTCGGGAAAACGTTGATGATGCCAAGGGGGAATTGGGGGTCGTAGAAGATCGTATCCGGGATATTCGATGTATTGGTTAGCAATCCAATCATGTTCCATCGATCGCGTGGGATCACCTCCACCGGATAGCGGTTCTGGTTCTGATCCATGATGTACGCCGCCACGGGGCCTTCAATGATCTTCAGCGGACGGGTTCCATTCCATGTACCGCCGGGTCCGATGGTGTACTGATTAATACCTACTTGTAGCGGGTAATTCTGCTCCTGAATGGCATAGCAGATGAGCGATTCATTCGACCACGAATCCATCATCGCATTCAAAAGCTGCAGGCCACGCTCAGCGTCCGCATCCGTCATGGTTTCGCCTGGCGCATACACGCCAAGCTGTTCAAGCGCTGTCTGGATAAGACTCTTAGCGGTGGCCATGGCCTATTTCTCCATGATGAAGAGAACATCCATTTCGCACATTGCGAGAAGTGTCTCGCCGTTATGCTGAAACGGTTGCTGTGCGTACTTACCGAACATGATCTTATCGCCTTCCTTGACCTGCATCGGTTGGCGAGATCCATCGTCATTCTTGCGTCCAGGACCAATGGAAACGACCGTACCGGCCATAGGCTTCTCTTCTTCGAGCTGGACCAGCACCAGTCCCCAGGAGGTCAAGGCTTCGGCCGGGAAGGGCTTGACGATGATGCGATTGTCGAGCGGCTGGATACTCATCAGTCGTCCACCTTCATGTGATCGGTCTTTGGCTTGCGCTTATATCCTTTGGGAGGGCCAGGTTTCTTGCGCGGTGGCTTATCAGGAAGCGTCTGGACCAAGGGCATGCAAGGCACTTCACCATGGCCCATCGCTTTGGATTCTTCTTCGACCGAGTTCACTAGAAGTTCTTCGCCGTCCGGTGTTCGAATGAACTTTGGATACTCCTGAAACTGGGCATTCGGTCCGGTAAATCCGAGAAGGGAAGGCGTACCGTCCGCTGGATAATACCCCCTCGATTCATACCATTCCTGTTGATCCGGATCGACTACGGTCACATCAGGGAACCGATCGGATGTACCAGGAAATT